ATACAAAAAAAACATTAAAAAAAAAAACATTCAAAAAAAATATAAAAGCAAAAATTATAAAAAATTAAATTTCTAATATTTTGTATCCTTTGCTTGTTTTGACTCGTTTACTTCCTTTTTTAAATTTTTTATGGATTTCATCATGACATTTTTCACAAAGTGTCATTAAGTTAGCTATATTATTTTTATGAAATACATTTCCTTCTTCTGTTTCTATAATAATACCATCTTTGTTCGCTTCTGATTGATGTTGTAAATGATGCACTTCTGCACCAGGGTTTATTTTACAAATCTCGCAAAGATTCACAATTTTTTTTGAATTAAAATGTGATGGTTTTAAAGAGAGAATACTTGATGTTTCTGGATGATATTTCATACGAATATTATATGCAGTATTTAAAAAATCTTCTGGTAATCCCAATGATTTGCATACTTCTAATCCATACATACTATTTCCAGGTCCATCTTTTAATTTACGATCATAAATAAGAGTGTCTCTTTCTTTATTATAAATTACTTCCATATGTTTCAAAGATAGGTAGGTTAACTCTGTAATTTCATCATAATTTACAATTTCATGTAAATGTGTAGCGAAGATAAAACTACTTTTACACTGATGCAATTGTTGAATACCTGCAACAAAAATACTAATAGCGGACTGTGTTTCTGTTCCAGAACATAATTCATCTCCTAATATCAAACTATTTTCATTAGAAAGACGTAGTATGGTTCTTAATTCGGACATTTCTACCGCAAAAGTAGACAAACCTTTGAAAATATTGTCATTACCAATTATTCGTGTAAAAATATATGTATATGGTTTATATTCAAAATCACTACATGGTACATACAATCCTGCTTGCGCCATAATAACTGCTATACCTAACGCTTTAATTAAACTTGTTTTACCTACTGCATTTGTTCCATACAATAATATGCCATTAATTACATCATTTCCTAAATGAATATTATTTGTAACATATAGTTCATTCATTTGAAAGCGTTCAATCAAACAATGTCTTAGATTTTTTGCATTTACAAATGATTTTTCTGCATTAGATACAATAGTTGGTTTACAATAATTATATTTTTTTGCAATAGAACTTTTTGTATTTAATACATCTATAATAGTTATAAATTGTATCAAAGTTTCTATTTTATTTTGATAATTTTCAAATTTTGTTACAAATTGTTGAAATACTTTTGTAATCAAATCTTTCATCAAAACTTTTGTAGAAGATATATTTTTACATAGTTGACTAATTTGATCATCTAAAATAAATTGATTTGACGCGCTTTGTTTTTCAAAATGGAATCTTGTTTTTGATATTTTAAAATCATATACTTTATTTGGATTTGTTTTGTCATAATTTAATTTAACAATAGTCTCTTCTTTTGGTAAAATCTCTTGCAACAACTTACATCTACGAAGAGTACACAATAAACTAAAATTATTTTTTTCTGTTTCATGAATTTTTACAAAATCAGTTTTTTTTGCATTTTTCTCTTTATTTTCAATTAAACTAGATAAATAACTTTGTATTGCATTTAATTTCAATTCTGATTCTTTTAATAATTCATTTTTAGCGTCCAATTCCACATCAATTCCTGGTTTAATAAAATTAATTTCAAAATTTTGTATTTGATCTACATCATGAATCATTTCTAGAACCAAATGAGTATTTATAAATTCATTGATATCATTGCAATCAGTTAGAATATTTTTGATATTTATAGATCCAGATAATCTAGATTTAGATCCAGAATTAGATCCAGAATTAGATGAATTTAATTTCATAAAATATTCACAAATAGTTTTATCTTCATGTATTTTATTATATATTGTTTTTATAGTTAAAATATTATTATATAAACTTGAAAAAGATTTAGGAGAGATTTTCTTTAAAAAAATTTCTCTTTCCCATTTTGACAAATCTTTAATCGTAGAAAGATGGTTATTAAAAAATAGATTAAAATCATTATAATTAGTTAAAAAATATTCAGTAATATCATATTCTTTCTGCAGTTCATTTTCATCACAAATTGGATTAAAAAAATAATACAAAAATTTGCGTTTTCCCATTGGTGTTAAACAATCATTCAACATTTGAGAAACACAAGAATATTTGCTTGATTTAATAGTGCCATCATTAATAATATTTAATTGTTTCAATGAATGGTTTGCAAGTTTTAATCTCGTAGAACAATTTTCAAAAACAGGTTCCGCTATTTTATTTACTAAATGTGGATTATGTTGATATACAAAATCCAATAAATAACAAAATGCTTGAGTCGCAATGTTGTATTCATAAAAATTTTGAATAAAAACATCATAATCATCAAATTTATAAAACTTGGAAAGAATTTCTTTTTGATAAGATTGCTTTTCACAATTAATTACTCTTTTAATTTTTAAAGGCATATCATTTAAATTATTCGTATTATTACTAATATTACTAATATTACTAATATTATTTTCATTTACATGAATTTTATGTATTAATTTACAACTTAACCCAGAATAACTAATAATATTATCAATTTCATTTTCATTTTGCAAATTATAAATTAAAATTGCCTCACTTGGATTATAAATAGAAACAAATCTTTCTAATTCATCATATGTTGTTGGATTATTTGCATATATTTCTTTAAATTGAAAAATACTTGTTTTTCCTGTATATATATCAATATTACCTATACCAACTATAATATATTTACCTTTTAGTATTATCTTATTTTCAATAAAATGTACCCAAATACATGTAATATTATTTGTTAACACCGTAGTTTCTGTTTGAAAATATGTTCCTGGAGAGAAAACTCCTTTTAAACTACGAGTAGTCTTTGATTTGTTTTCATCTTGTTCATATACTACCGCAGAAAATCCTGCATCTTGAATTTTTTTAATATATTTTTCAATCATAAAATCTTTGCATCCCGCCATTTTTATATCTTGTTTTCCTGAACAAGTTGATTTATCAACAATATTTAAATCGCAAATTTGAGAGAAATCTGTTATTTTGCTACCACTAATAATATTGTTTTTTTTATCATATATACCATATACTTCAAAAAATGCACCTACTTGCATTAATAATATTGTATTCTCTCCATATTCACTTTGATATTTTTGTGTTAGAGTAAAATATTCTTCCATCATTTTTTGGTTAATATATTATTTTATATAAATCTTTAATATATTTACATATTTATATAAAATAATATTTTTACTGTGTATTAACATATTTTTTATTTTTTATATACTAATTTATTTTTATTTTTTTATATACTAACATGTTCTTTATCACGACCGTCTACTAAAATAGCTATTATATAATTTTTTAAGTATTTATATATATCATCAGAAACAATATGTAATTTATAATAAAAAAATTTTAAAACAATTAGAAAAAATGTAATGTAAAAAGGTAAATTAATTTTAAAACTATGATCAATTAAAACATCCTTTTTATATTTTTTATCAAAAATAGATATTTCAGTAAAAAAATTATTTTCTAAATTTTGATATTCTACTTTGTATCCATAAACCATTTTTTTTGTTTTAATTGTTCGGTAAATAACTTTTTTAAATTTATTTTTTTTTACATTTAAAAAATTTTGTAACTTGGATATTGTACTATCTATATTTTCTGTAAAAATATCTACATCAATATCACTTGAATTCATAAAATAATCACTTCTTTGTATACTACCAAAAAAATATATTTTTTCGTTTAAATCATTTTTTAATCTATCAAAAAAATCTTTAGCGTATGGTGATAATTCATTTTTAGTTATTTCCATATAATCAAATTCTGTAATATCTAATGAATCATTTTGCATTTGCTATATTAAATTAACAGTAGATAATATTTGTTCAAAAATTAGTATCTTTTGATAAATTATGTAATAATATTTCGGTATTATTATTTGTTATTTCTCCTGCCAACATTGCAGATTCATATAATTTTCGTATTACATCATTTGGTGCATTACTTCCAATTTTAATTAAATTATGATCTCTTAAATAATTTTTAATATCTTGAATTGATTTTTTTTTCAAATCTTTTTGAGCAGTCAATATTTTTTTTCTAGTTCCTCTATCTTTAATTAAAATAGAAACCAAATTTTTTATTTTAGATTTTCCTAATGTGTATTTTGTTTTAATAATTTTTTTGGTTATTTTTTTATTAATTACTGAATCATCTAAACTATTTATTTCCATACTTTGGTTCATACTTTGGTTCATACTTTGGTTCATTATATTTCTTGGCACTTGAATTAAATTCTGACTCATCATTATATCTTCTGTTATTTTTTCATTTTTATTTGGACTTTCTAGATTAAATTGTAATTTTTCTGTATTTGTTTCAGTAATTATTTCTTCCATTTGATTCGGCAACTGTTCTACTACTTTTGCATTTTCTATGATTTCTTTTTGTTTAAATTTTTTACGCAAAAGTCCTAAACGTCTTTCTCTTTCTGAATTATTTTTATTTATATCAATTCCTTCAATAGTTAACGCTGCATCTGGATTAGTAACAAATTGACTTTTTTGTGTTTTTGTCCAATTTCTATAAGTTGGTTTTGAACCATTTTTTAATACACCATATGGAACTGGATCGTACATATTTGTATTTGAAGATATTACACTCGTATCTTCAACTTGAAATTGGTTTATTTGTTGTAATTCTTCAGGTAAATCAATTTGAACATTTTGATTCACAGATAATTCATTCATTTCTTTGTAATTTTTTACTGTTTTTCTCTCTAAATCTTCTTTTAATTTTTGTTTTCGTTTTTCATAATTTATTTTTTCTTCATTTATTTTTTTTTGCTGAGATAATGTTTGTAAATAATTAATAGAATCATTAAATTCGTCAGAATAACTTTCTAAATTATTTGTTTCTGAATTTATTTTATTTTGAGATGAAATTATATTTGCATTTGATGTGTTTTTCTCTGTATTTTTTGTTTCTTTTTGTTTATGTTCTTTGATTCTTTTTAATAATTTATTTTTTAAAACATTTGGAGAGATTAATGGAACATTTTTTGGTTTTTCTTTTTTTTCTTTGTTTTTTTTTGTTTTTGAACCAATAGTAAATAAAGATGGATTTATAGAAATTGTTTTATTTGACATTTTATAATATAAAATAAAATATATACACTTTATTTACTTATTTTTTTTGATTTATATTTTTTTATAAAAGTTTTCAAATTTTTAGAGCAAAAATAATTTATAATTTTGTATATTTAATTTTGTATAAAGTGTTAATTATTTATCTAGTAAAATGATTTAAAAATAAATTGAAATATAAAATATCTAAAATATGATATCAAACCAAAATAAAATGAGTTCTTTTAATCAAGAAATTAAAGATACAAAGGATGAATTGTTTGATATCATGAAGGATGAATATATTGAAACACCTTGGTCAATTATTGAATCTTATTTTAAAGGTCAACATTTAGATCGTTTTGTTAGACATCAATTAGAATCATATAATAACTTTGTGAATTTTCAAATCATAAAAACAATTGAAATGTTTAATCCTTTTCATATTGCTTCCGAACAAGACTTTGATCCAGTATCTAAAAAGTATTCATTAGAAATTTTTATTAATTTTGAAAATTTTCATATTTATAGACCTCAAATTCATGAAAATAATGGAGCTATCAAAATTATGTTTCCACAAGAAGCGCGATTGCGCAATTTTACATATTCTTCTGCAACAACAATTGATATTAACATAAAATATGTTGTTCGTAATGGTCCAAATTTAGAAAATGTTCAAATATTTTATAAAACTATTCCAAAAGTACATATCGGTAAATTACCTATTATGTTAAAATCAAATATTTGTGTATTAAATCAATACAAACATTTTGAAAATACGCAAACAGGAGAATGTAAATTTGATGCTGGTGGTTATTTTATTATAAATGGTTCTGAAAAAACTGTTTTA